AGTGACTTGTTATAAAAACGAACCCTTCTAGTAATGTCTAACATCTGATGACTATTACCATCACCCTTTACATCATACATCACCTTTGGAAATTTTTTAAAATACACGATTAATATCCTCTAGCAATTTTTTCTTTAGTGACAATCTCAAGTTCTTTAAACTGTAGTGTTAATTCAGTCTCTACTGGTTGCCCATCACTAAAGAACTGTGGTCGTTCACCACCAAATTTAACATCGACTGCTTCTAATACACATGTTCCAATTTTATGAAGATGTTCACTAGGATGATATTCTATATCAAATGTCGATGGAGCGATAAGTGTTCTACCCAAATCACCAGCGTCAAATTGTGGCATAGAGTGCAATCTAAACATAGTTACAATATGTTCAATTCGTTTTGCTTCTTCAGCAGATTTGGGCATAAGTCTAAATGAGAATTGAAATGCTCTTCTATCAATTCCCTCAAATTTCATTTCTGTTCTATTATTTCTTGTCTTACCTTCTTTAATTGCAAGAGCAGCTTTAGCACCAGTTGCACCAGCACCTTCTAGTGCAGACGCCATTGTGTTCGCTGCTTCACCACCAACATTTTTAGCAAATGTTCCTAAATCAAAATCTGATCCAGCATTACCACTTAGTGTTCTACCAGATGCAAGAGCAGCAGCAACCACTAATCCAATTTCTGCTTCACCATAGTTCGCCTTGGATGATACTTGAATTTGTGCGGGCATGTATAGACAAATAGAACCTAGTGTTCTTACCGTAGGGGCTCTTCTAATACTGCCTGGATTTCTATCAGTGTTATTTGTTCCGTTTTGGACATATGCACCGACACTAAAATCAGCACTACCATTCAGTTGTTCGTTGACAAAAAATTGAACATAGTGTGAATCTCTAGACATAGTGCCAACTTCAACTGGATATGTCAATCCACCTGTTCTGAAAGAGCGTGTTGCATTAGCAAGTGTGGTTGTCATCTCGACAACACCATCTGCACCCACACTCAGTGCATTCCTTAAATCTTCTACTGACATCGGTATAAATATCCTTGTAATCGTTTAAAGTATTTATAAGGTTTATCATGGCATATAGTGGAAGATACATACCAACTAACCCAAAGAAATATAGAGGAAATGTAGATAAAGTATACTATCGTTCTATGTGGGAACGAAAGTTCATGGTCTACTGTGATAGGAATAGTGCTATCCTTGAGTGGGGAAGTGAAGAAGTAGTCATACCTTATATATCCCCATTAGACGGTAAAAGACACCGTTATTTCCCCGATTTCTACATAAAAGTTAAACAGACAGATGGTTCTGTCAAAAAGATGATTATTGAAGTCAAACCTAAGAAACAATGTAGTCCACCAGTATCCTCTCGTAAAACGAAAAGATTTATCAGTGAAGTTCGCACATGGGGTGTAAACAAAGCAAAGTGGGAAGCAGCAATAGAATTCTGCAATGATAGAATGATGGAATTTAAGATACTAACTGAGGATCATCTAGGCTAACTCGTATAAATAGAAGTATGGCAGACTTAATTGGTGATATACTAGAAAAAACTGGCGGTAAAGATAGATCTATTCGTTGGTTTAGACAACAGGTAAAGGAACTCGGCGATGTTCCTTCACGACAACTTGTGCGTGAGGGTTATGTTACATCACGCCCAACATATGGGGTGATGAACTTCTTCATGTATGACCCTAAATATAAAGATGATAAAAATGTTTTACCTTATTATGACAGGTTTCCTTTAATACTACCAATCGAACCAATAAGAGAACAAAGAGGGGCATTCATGGGATTGAACTTTCATTATCTTTCTATCCCTATGCGTATCAAGTTACTTAATGTAATGTCTGAATATGCAGATGGCCCAATGGATGAGAACACAAGAATTCGATTGACATGGAATAGAATTAAAAGAAACCCTATGGTGCGTCCAACAATTAAAAGATATCTTCGTGAACATGTTAGAACACCCTTCCGTAGAATTGATGCAGAAGAGATGATGGTAGCAGTGTTGTTACCAGTGCAGAAGTTTGTAAGGGCAACTGAAACAAAAGTCTATGCAGATTCAAGAAGAATGGCGAATGCCGCTAGGAGACCAGTATAATGGCACTGTATGATTTTAATCAATTTACCGCTTCATTAGCAAAAGGTAATGCAAGGGCTAATCGTTTTGAAACGATATTTAACCTACCTACTGCATTACAGGTTTCTTATGAAAGACAGAAAAATTTAAATATTCGATTAGAATCTGTTTCTTTTCCAGGCAAGAATATTAGAACAGTTACAAACGAAAATACATATGGCCCAACTTACGAAATTGCTCAAGGGTTGACTTATGGTGAAGAAGTCAGCATGACATTTCTTCTACAAAACAATCATGAACAAAGATGGATTTTCAATTCATGGCAAGATATGATTGTTAGTCCAACCACATACAATGTGTCATACTATAATGACTACATTGGACAAGTTATGGTATTCCAAATTGACGAACAAGGTAAAACCTCAGCAGGGATTATCCTCAAAGATGTTTATCCAAAAACTATTGGTGCAATAGAGATGAGCAATGCAAGTAGTAATGAATTGGTAAAAACAACTATTGGGTTTACCTTTAGGGAATGGGTGCCCTTAGAAGTAGATTATATTTCTGGTGCATATAGAGAATATCCAGAATATAGTCCAAAGACTATAACCAGAACAAGAACTGGACTTGGAAGAGTAATAAAAGATAGTTTCCCACCACAAAATCGTCCTACTGGAACTGCACATGTGGATAATTTCCCTGGCAGAGAAAAAGGAATGTTTGAAGATGCTGGAAGAGCAGTAAATCAAGCTCTAGAAGCAAGAAATCAAGTAGTTCAATTCGGTAACAAAGTTGCCGCATTTAGGAACTTCTTTAAAGGTATTACTAAATCTACTAACCCTCTTGGTAATTTGGGTATTGGTGGATTTGGTGGTTTTTAAATTGTAATGTAAATAGGAGATAATCATGGCATTACCAAAACTCGCTGCGGCGAAATATGAATTGACGATACCATCAACTGGTGACAAAGTTGAATACCGTCCTTTCCTAGTAAAAGAGGAAAAACTTCTTCTTATGTCACAACAAACTGGTGACACAAAGGATCAAATTCGTGCAATCAAGGACATTATTACTAATTGCACATTTGGAAAGGTTGAAGCATCGGAACTTCCGTTCTTTGATTTAGAATATATTTTTCTACAACTTAGAGCAAAGTCTGTAGGGGAATCAACAAAAGTAAGCGTCACCTGTCCAGACGATAACGAAACAAAAGTTCAGATTGATATTAACCTATCTGAAATTGAGTGCGTTAGAAATGTGGAACATAAAACTACAATCGAACTTGGAAATGGTGTTGGTGTAGTTATGAAATATCCACAAGTTGATGTGATGGAAAAAGCAGGAAATATAGCAGAAGATGCTTCAAAAGCATTTGATGTAATTAAATCATGTATCGGACAAATATATGACAGCGAAAATGTCTATGATAGAAAAGACATGGAAGAAAAAGAACTAGATGAGTTTATTGAGTCTATGAGTCATTCTCAATTTGAGGAAATGCAACAGTTCTTTGCGACTATGCCTAGAGTGAAAAAGACAGTTAAAGTTAAGAACCCCAAAACTGGTGTTCAGAGTGATATTGTATTGGAAGGGATGGCTTCTTTTTTCTAATAGCCCTCTCCCACAATTCTCTTGAGAATTATTTCAAGACGAATTTCGCTCTGATGAAACATCATCAGTTCTCTTTAACTGAGATTGAAAATTGGATGCCGTGGGAGAGGGAAGTATACATTTCTTTACTGCTACAGTATCTAGAAGAACAAGAGATGAAGGAACGTCAACGTGCGGCGAACCGAAAACACAATAAATAATCTCATAGGAGAGAACTATGGCAGAGGAAGAGAAGAAAACAGTAACCGTTGATCCAGAGGTTGCAAAAAGAGATTTGAATGGAGATGGACACATCTCCCAAGAAGAATATGAGATGAACATGGAATTTAAAAGAAAAGAACTTGAGGATGCTGATGCGAGAAGAGATGCTATGCGTAATATGGCATGGTTCTCCTTGTTCGGCATGCTACTATATCCTTTTGCAGTTGTAATTGCAAATTGGGTTGGACTAGATGGTGCATCAAAAATACTTGGTGACATGGCTGCAACATACTTTGTTTCAGTCGCTGCAATTGTAATGGGTTTCTTTGGCGCCAATGCATATTCAGATAAAAAGAAGTAAATAAATGTCAGACTTTAAAGACCTTACCAATGAAATGAAGAAAACCAATCAGAAGGTTGATAACCTTTCTAAGACGGTCGCTGATTCAACAAAATCTGCTAAAAATGATACTACTAAACTTACTCAAGGAGTAGGAGAGGTTATCAGGCAAGATGTTGGTGAGGGGGTTAAAGATTTGGCAAAAACTATTACAGGCCCAATATCAAGTTTTGCTAATGCAATACCAGGCTTATCGACTTTGGGTAAGGTTGCAAAAACAATCGGCGGCAATGCGCTTGCATCTTCTAAACAAAGAGAAAAAGATGATGAAAAAACTGCGAGAGAAAACAAGTCTAATACTCTATTAGAAGCTATTGGTAATAATATTCTAGACCTTAAAGATTCAATGTTGAAAGGTCTTGCTAAAACAACTGGATTTGGATTGGGAGCTATTGCTGGACTGATTGCGGCGCCTGTTATTGCACTAGTAAGTTTCTTTAAAACCCTTGCAGTTGAATTCAAGTTTCTTACAACCCTAACAAAAAAACTAGTTGGTGGCAAATTCTTTGCGCCCCTTAGATTTGCATTTGATTTTATATCAAAGGGGTTTCGACAACTATTTAATCTTGCAAGATTTGGTTTGAAGGTTGCACTTGCACCAGCAAGAATATTCTTTGATTACTTTCCATCAATTGGTAAAGCATTTACCAGTTTAACAAAATTCGTGACATCTGTTGTGAAGGGTGCAAAATTTGGTGAATTCTTCGCATTCATTGGTAAAACATTGATGAGGGCAGTAAATTTTGTTAAAGGACTCTTTGTGCCAGTAATTAGATGGTTCAAAACTCTAACTACAGTTAGTGGTGCTGCTACTGGTGCGTTCTCTGGTATTGCAAAGTTTGCCGCTGGATTTGGAGCAGTTCTAGGTAAGATTTTCTTACCAATTACTATTCTTATGTCTGCATTTGACTTTATTACTGGTTTCATGGATGGGTATGAGGAAGGTGGTATTCTTGGTGGATTAGAGGGCGGTTTGACTAAACTATTCGGTAACTTGATTGGTATGCCTCTTGATTTACTTAAAAATGCTATTGGTTGGATTGCTGGTGTATTTGGTTTTGATGGGGTTGAAAAAGCCCTTGCAAGTTTCTCATTTAAAGATTTAATTGGTGATATGATTGGTGGAATTTTTGATGGTGTTGATGGTATATTCGCATTCTTAGGTGACTTGTTTGATTTTTCTGACTTGTCAATGTTTGGTATTTTTAAAAAACTAGTTGATATTGTATTCCTACCACTTAATCTTGCAATCAATTTCGTTAAAGGTATTTTTGGATTTGGTGATCCAGATGAACCTTTCAGTCTTGGTGCGTTTATTGGTGAAATGGTAACGTCTGTAATCAATTGGTTTAAAACATTGTTTACTGATCCAGTAGCAGCATTAGGACAACTTTGGAAAACACTGTTAGGTGGATATGATTCACTATTCTCACTTATGTCATGGCCCATTGATGCCGCTATTAATTGGATTATGGGTATATTTGGTTGGAGTGACCCAGAAGGCGAACCGTTTAGTCTTTGGGGAACAATTAAATCTGCACTAATGTCCGTTTGGGAATGGTTGGCAGGATTATTCACTTTTGACTTGGGTGGTGCAATTGAAGGTCTACTACCTTCTTGGACACCAGGCTGGGTTAGAAAATCACTTGGACTAAGTGGTGGTGATGAACTTGATGAGTCAACTGAAAACCCACAGCAGAATGCTCTGAACGCATTTCAAAATGCTAAGGATAGTGGGTTTTACAACAAGAACATACTTGGTAACTCTGAAATTAACAGAGAACAAATTGGTGGAGCATCTGATTTGCAGTTACAAACAGTTCTTGCAGATCAAGATATTTCTGATGAGGACAAACAATTCTTACAAGACGAACTTGCAAGAAGAAGGATGTTTGCAGAAAGACAGGCTCAACTAGATAGAGTTGCAGAAGCAGATAGAGCTAAGCAAATGGAAGAAGCGCAGGCTCAACTAGAAGATACTCGAGCAAGTGCTCAAAGTGCTGGAACTATTGTCATCAGGCAAGGTGATACAACTACTATCGGTGGCAGTGGCGGTGGCACCAGTTACATTCCAGTAACAACTACAGATAGAGATTCTGCTGCTTGGAACGGAACTAGTGGTTAATTTGCTAGTGGATTATCTAATGCCCGTTGAAGTTTCTTATTCAACCTAATTTCTAAGTCATTCATATCACGTTCAACCTTTTCAGTAAGGTCATCCATTCTAGTTTGACTAGATTCAGATAGTCTATTCGCTTTTTCATCGTAGTCATTTTGTAGAGCATCTCTTTTGTTCTCAAAACGCTCTTCTGCATTCGCTACAATATCACGAACTTCTTGTTCTGTTTCTCTTAGTTTATCTTCAACACGGTCAACTTGTTTTTCAATACTCAAGATATCATCTCTTAGTCCAGTTTTGATATCTCTTGTATAAGCAATTGCTTCGTCTAGTTTGACTGTAATTTGTTCTTGTTGGTTTTTGATTTCGGTTGTGTCTATGTTTTGCACAATCTCTTTCATGTCCATATAGTCTTTATAAAATTCAAATGTTGCCCATGCACCACCACCCAATGTAGATAGTGCAGTCAACAATAAGAAAATCTTGCCGCCTCTAAATTTAATTCCAGCGACTTCTACCTCTGTCTGTTTTGTCATTTCTCTCTCTCCGTTAGTTTTATTTGTATTGCATATCTACCATCTTCTCATGTAGAATTTGCTGTGCTAAACCATTCCGTAGCCCTCTCTGACTGTTAGGAATGAATCCATCTTGCATCTGATCAACTTCATAAAATGTTGGTTGTCCAATACCCATTGCAGCGTATGCTGTAAAGTCTGGATTGAACCCAATCAACGCAAGAACTTGATTTTGTATTTGTTGTTGAGCCTCTATTGATGCAGCAGTTCCCATTCTATCTGCAAGTTGTGATGCTCTTTTTGCAACTAATTTTTTTACTTTCTTTTTTCTACTTTCTTTAGTCTCTTTGGGTTTCTCAGTCTCCCCAGCCTGCTCTTCGGATTGAGTTCCCCCATCAGTTTCTTGATCGGTTGGTTCACTGTTTCCTTGTTCTCCATCTTGACTTTCTTCATTCCCACTACCTTCCACTCGCTCTTCCACATCACCACTGGGCTCAGGCTCTCTTGTATCATTAGCTTCCCCTTCCTCAATTGTCTCTTCTAAAGATGCAATTTCTAAAGTCTCTGGTTCTTCTACAGTTGTTTCGATAACAACTTCTTCTACAGGTTGAGTGTTAGTTTCCACAATTGGAGCATTGAATGTTGTAACGGAATCTCTTAGTATTTCATCAACCACTGCATTACCAGTAATCTCTGTATTTACTAGACTTTCTACTACGTCAACAACCCCAACATCTGTTGTATCTTCTTCTGTAGTCGTTGTATTGTTTGTAGTTTCCTCTTCTACACCTGTATTAATATATGGAGCAACATATGTGTCATAATAAGCTTGTTCATAACCAGAACATGCAGTGTCATATAGTGGGTCTGCATTACATTGTTGTGCAAACAAATAAGCAGCATATGCTTCAGCATATCCATAACACCGTGTATCATATAGTGGGTTTGCAGAACAATTAGTAACAAAATCCGCTTGTGTAAATGATGGAATTCCACTGACTGTTGGATCTCCTACAAACTCATACGTTGTTTCATAGTTACTTAGTTGTGCATAGTCATCTATGTTTCTTCCCTGTCCAAAATAATCTTGTTGTATTTCACCAGTTGCACCAATTACACCAGTAAATACATTATGGGTTTGTATATCAACTCCATAATGATACATGTCAATATTACCAGTGTCATTTATCTCGACACCAAAATTATTGTTAGTTTTATCATTGTAAAATTCAGATATATTTCTCCAAAAATATTTCATAGATTCATCGTCACCCTCAGTATAGAATCCTGTATCATTAATACCATCACCATCTAAGTCTTTAGGTATATTAATAAGGTCAGTCCAAAGAGGGGCAATCATATACTGGTAAAAGTTTCCAGTGTAGTTTTGCATGTCCACACCGTCACAACATAGGTGAGACATAGTTGGATCAGTCGTTCCTAAAAAGGAAATAACACCGTTGGAGTGCATCCATGAGTGTGTAAAAACTTGTGTGCCAAAAGGAAATGCAAATTGTAGGGGAACAGATACCCAACTGTCATCTGAAATTGTATGCTGGTCAGCAGTAGGTGGATTCCACCCACAAGAAGAAACGAATGGGTTTGCTGAGCAATCCCATCCGTATTCGTTTACTTCAGCGTGTGATTTATTAGAGAAGGAGAAGCAAAAGAGCAGAAAGCCCAATACCAGCCCCAAAACCTTTAAGTTTGTCATTTCTCTGTTCCTCTAGTTTCATGTGATCTGGACGAAGCTCTGGGTTCTTCTCCCAAAGAACTTTTGCTTCATCGCCTATTTTACCCATAAATGGACAAGGTGTTCCTGCCATTTCCATTGCTGCAAAGACTCTCTCATCTTGGCAAAGGTTGGAAACTGCGGCAACTTTCATGCCCATGTCATACAGAGTTTTTGACAATTTCAATCTCT